ATCTGCTATCGGAGGATTTGCCATCTACAAAGGCCATATTGATGCTCAAGATGCTGAACAGCTAATTGGGTTAATCATAACATTATTTGCTGCCGTGTGGAGCATTTGGGAAAAGCGATAACCAGACATTCGGCCAACGTACATACCGTTGATTTAGAGGGAAGAGAAGCGGATTTCCTTCTCATATCTGACCTTCACTGGGACAATCCACACTGTGATAGAAACTTACTCAAAAGACATTTAGATGAGGCTGTAGATTGTGGTGCAGGGATTATCGTAAATGGAGACTTCTTTTGTTTAATGCAGGGGCGTGGGGACCCTCGTAGGAACAAGAACGAAATAAGGCCCGAGCATAATGTAGGCAACTACCTCCAAGCGGTTGTCAATAGTGCTGTTGAATGGTTCAAGCCATATGCTCATCATATCATCCTTATAGGGTACGGCAATCACGAAACAAGCGTGATCCGCAATGTCGAGTTTGACGCATTGCAAATGTTTGTGACCCTCCTTAACCACGAATGTAAGACTAACGTTCAGGTTGGCGGCTACGGCGGCGCGATTCTGTTTGGCTTCACGCACAGTGCTAAAGTCAACCACCGCACACGCTTTGCGATGCACTACTACCACGGTTCAGGCGGAGGCGGCCCAGTAACCAAGGGCGTCATCCAAGACCAGCGGATCATGGCGATGGTGGAAGGCTACGACTGCACTTGGCAAGGTCACGTGCATGAGTTGTACCACCATGTCAACGTCATCACCTACCTCAACCGCAGCGACTATATGATCAAACAACGGCCTCTGCATCAGATCAGGACTGCGACATACAAGGAGGAATACGATGGCGGCGTTGGAGGCTTCCACGTTGAGAGAGGCAGACCGCCGAAGCCATTGGGTGGCTACTGGATGAAGTTGAAGCTGATTCACCTTCACACCAAGAAAATAGACACTCGCGTCATTGATGCGACGTTCACGACCACGAGTACCCGATAGGGTGTAAATAAGGGGTAGACACAGCGATTCATACCTTATCGGGTGTAATGTCAAGCAATGCCTTGGCGATACAAAACATAGTATGACACAAATATTGTGTAAAACTGAAATGGAAAATAATTACTTTTGTATCAGAGTATGAGAAACATCAAATACATAGTCGTTCACTGCACGGCAACGCCTCAAGCGACTTCCGTTGATGCTATTGTTAAGTATTGGAAAGAGCAATTAAAATGGAAATCACCTGGCTATCATAAAATTGTAAAGCCAAATGGGGAGGTTATCACATTGGCTTCGGATGAAACGGTATGTAACGGGGTCGCTGGGCATAATTCTGTTTCACTTCATGTTAGTTATATCGGAGGTGTCGATTCGAGGCTCAACCCATTTGACAACAGAACAGGCGGCCAGAAGGAAGCTCTCCTACAGGTGCTGCATAGTTGGAAGAAGAAGTACCCCACCGCAATAATCCAAGGGCATAAGGACTTTCCCGGGGTGAAGAAAGCCTGCCCATCGTTTGACGCTAAAAAAGAATATAATGGAATTAATAGTCAAGATAGTATCAGAGAGGACGGGAGTCCCGTATGAACAAATAACCTCTACGCACAGGTCTAAAGATGCAGTGATGGCAAGGAGGCTGTGTTCGGCGATAATGCGTAAGCACACGCTGTTGACTCTTCAGGAGATTGCTAATGAACTGAATCTCAATAATCACACGACGGTTATGTACTACATAACCACTCATGATGGCTACATGTCGTATGACAGTAAGTATAAGCGGCTGTACGACAGCATTGAATCTACATATAAGTCTAGGCGCGTGATAGGCTACACGCTTAGTGAAGAGGGAAATATGTATGGTTTCTTCGCCCACTATGATAGTGCCTACGCTAATGCGCATGGCAGAGTTATTGTCCCTATTTTAAGTTTAAATTCAAATATATGAAAACACTTTATCAAAGGCTTCGGCCAGAAATGCACCACAAGTTGGCTGTATTAAACCAAGAGATTAGGAGTAAAATCATCCCAATCTTAGAGTCGGAAACCAGTTTCGGTAATCTGACAATCACTAATGCCAGCTTCATTGCCTATAACTTAGGCGCGAGTATGGACATGGCCCTTATGCAATCTCAACTACTAGAACAATGATGAAAGTAACTATAGTAAAGGACGGAGTTCACTCTTCCGTAGAAACAGACGCAGCGAATGTTAGCGTTGAAAAGCTATGCGATATGCTTATAGATGTGTCGCAGAGAGCTGGATATAGCAGGGTTGATTTGTTCACTCACATGTCTAAGTACAAGGCCATGGAGCGCAATGTGGAGAAATGGGCGATGGACAAGGGCATACTCGAAAAAGCCACTCCATTTGCCCAGGCCATGAAGACTGTTGAGGAGGTATCGGAATTAGTTGTTGCTATTTACGAGAACAAGGCAGATGATATTAAAGATGCTATTGGCGATATATTGGTGACTATTATCATACAGGCTAAGATGCAGGGGATGTCTGTTGAGGACTGCCTTGAGTCTGCGTACAATGTGATTAAGAGCAGGACAGGGAAGATGGTCAATGGTCAATTTGTGAAAGATGTCAGATAGCATATATCCAATGACTGACGCAATCACGGAAGCCGTTGTTGCCCAACTTCGCACAAGAGCAATCACCGAGGCCGTTGTTGCCCAACTTAGGACAAGAGCGGAAAAGGGCAAAGAGAAGTACGGAACTACGATGGAGCGCGATGACCTGACGCTGATGCAGTGGTTGCAGCACTTGCAGGAGGAGTTGATGGATGCGGCTGTCTATGTTGAGAAGTTGAAGGGGGAGATTGAGAAGAAATAATGTATATTTGATTAACCTAAACCAAAATAAAATGGCCTTTGTTTATCATAAAATCAATCCTCTTTCTTTATCCGAAGTAAAAGAACTAATTCGTGAGGTGGATGTGGAGAAGAAGGCAGAAAAGTTTATTGGATGTGAATATGATGATATAGAGGATAGCATAGACCAAATTAGTTATGATTCTTTTATTAGAGGTTACAACCAAGCCCTTGAAGATAACAAGGATAGGAAGTATACAGAGGAGGATATTGATAAAGCATATTGGGCAGGTATGCAATTTGTGGGAGAAGATAAAGGAAGTTTTGGTGAGTTTATCCAATCCATCCACCCCCAAACAGAAAACGCAGAAGTGCGGGAGTTTACAGGTTTGAGTCCTGACTAAAATGTCCAGTTTATTTACTAAAAAACTGGACAAAAACAACCGAGTAGCTTAAGTGGTAAAGCGACAATTAGGGAGTGCGCAACCCGACCGTAAACAGAAGTTGTAGATGTGGGTTCGACTCCCACCTCGGTATCAAATGAATAGTGTAATGACATTACACTACATAGGAGGAGGCGGCGGGCCTTCCTTGACCTCTTCTTCCACGTTGAATAAATCGTATATTTTCTTGCCAAATTTACTTTTGCCGTCAATCATCTCTTCTATTATCTTGTAGTATTTGAGCGTAGTACCCGCCGGAATGCCGGACAAGTCGGTAATATTTGCCGCGATTTTTATCATAGCCGACTGCCTTTTAGAATCTGATTTGGCACGGTTATAATCTTGAAGTGACTTCACGATGTCTTTGGCCGCCATCAGGAATGGAGTATTCCTCATGTCAGATGCCCATGGCTTACCGGTGTACCAGTCCTTAAACGACTCTATGACATCGCCAATAAGTATCAATGCGGTAATATTGCCTAAAATGCCGGTTAGTATCATGTCTTTCTCGTCATCATCATCCCATTTATTGAGAATACCGGGCATGCCAAGCAAGAACACATAGTTATAGAATAGCGGCATCACAAAGTGAAAAGCTATAAACGATCTCAAATTTTTTGCAAACTCATCTGACTTAACTCCTTTTGGCCCTGTGCTTAAGAGTATTCTATACATATTCCTAATGGACATGATTTCTATACGAAGATATTGCAACGGCTGAGATGCAAACAGCGTAAATGACTTTAATATAGAGTCTCCAATCCCGCCACTTGCCGTTTGAGTCAGCCCTTTGTTCTGAGGGTTGTTGCTCTGAGCGACATTTGAAGTTATAGTCATAAACTTCTCGGCAGCTAATTTCTTTGCAGACTCCTCATTCACGCCTTGCTTTAAGTACTTGTCCTTGTAGTATGCATATAACGGGAGGCCAGTCAAGATACCATACTTGTCACCCAGTCTAGCCAAAATCATCATGTGCTGAACCCACTTTTGAGGGATCCAGAAATTGTCATCAGTTTTGCCCAATGCCCCTAACAGGACGTTGAGATCAATACCATCAAGCCTTGACTTTAGGGTGGCATTATACTCCTTCATTTCATCGACCATGCTCTTTATCTTGAATGGATCGCCGAGAATCTTTCCTGCATATACGCCAAATTTTACAGCCCCTATATCAGCGACATACCCCATTCCAGTAGTCATCTGAGACAGGAACACCCTAAAGTTCCCCGCCAACTTGGCTATTGCAAATTGTTTAGTACCTGTGATAATGAAAGACGCAGGATCTTCCACATACCCCGTTCCTTGTATTCGTTCTATCATCGTAACAAGGCTGTTGTAAACTTTTTTGCCAGAAGTGGCTTCTATGGCTTTCTTGACAAGCTGATTGTTAAATATGCCTGCAACATCACGGATAGCCTCTTCAAAGGACGCAAAGAAATTCATCTCTCTGGTGTATTTCTTTAGTATGCTATCCCCATCCATGAACTTAATGGAAGACTTTGATTTAACCCTAGACTTTGTAGACGCCCCCGCTACAGTTGGGCTTATCAATCTAAACTCACTAAAGAGAGTTGAAATTTCAGGAGTTGACGACACCCCTTCTCTTACTAACATTCCTGCATAATGCCTCTCCCATGGGAGTGGACTGCCAAACACACGCTCATACACAGGGCTATACAGTTCGTATACAGCAGGGAAGTACTCATCAACCTGCCAGTCAGCCCACTCAATAACATCAGGGTGGTTTCTCGCAAGGAAGTCTAACATATATTCAAAAAACTCCAACTCCGACATCCCATATTTAGAGGCAGCATCTTTGAATGAACTTAATACGGACTCTTGATTTGCCGGATTTTTATACTGATTGTATATGTAGTACAGTTGATTGACGCTAAATTTTTGGTCAAACCCAGGGAAGGAAATGTTTTGTTTAGCGTTGTTGGCAAGCACCCTTTCCCACTTAGGACCAAATATCCTCTTGGCTGCATCTTGAAGCATATCCTGTGTGAGTATATTAAGTCTATCGTATTCCTTTTGAGCATCGGATATCCTCCTTACAGTCATATCGTATGCGAGACCTTCAAATAACGATACTGCCGAAATAGACACCTTGTTTATGATGCCGGTGAAGTCTTCCGTCGTCCCAGACAAGAAGCCAACTATCGTATCTATAAACCTTTGGACGAATCTCTGTTCTCTTTTCGCAGTTCTATCGGAAAGTCTTTGCTTTAATTTATCAAGCTCTTCCTTGTCGTCAATTAATGCCATCAGCTCACCTGCATCAACTTGCAGGATGTCTGATGCCATAATTGCAGCTAACTCATTTCTACGCTTAGCCTTTGAAATCTTATCCTCTAAGAACTTTGCTCTCTCTCCTCGGAGTATTCTTTTCAACTCGTCGTCAACTTCTTTTAGCACGTCCGTCTTGCCATCATTGCTGTCATCCATAAGCAAGGATGCATTGTATTTAACCGCTATCGTAAGAGCCTCTATGTTCCTTTGTATCTCTTCTTGGACTTCATACGGCTGAGCACTAATCTCATTAAGTAGAGTGTCGAGGGCAACAGACTGCTCTGCTATTTTGGCCTCAATGTTTGCCGCCGGGCTATCTTCACTCATGAGCATACCCCCATTTAGGGCGTTCAGCAAAACTTGAGCATCGACAGTCGTCCTGCCTAAGATTACGCCCTTTTTCTTACTCGTTATCTTTGTTTCCAGCATTTTGGATATGCTAGACTTAAGATCTCTGTTCTTTATGGTCGCAATTGTATCCCGCACCTCGTCTATAATCTGCGCCATATTTGTGGTTGTAGCCTTTTTGACTTTTTCAAGCAAAGACTTAACCTCTTTAGTGGTGTACTTTGATTTGGGCAGACTAGCAATAATGTAAGACACCAATTGAGCCTTAGCAGTGTTCGCTATCTTCCCGCCCCGGACTATGCTCTTAGCTTCTATTGCCAACCTGCGCAGAGACGCCCTCATATTCCGGCTCATTCTGATGTCGCTCGAGTTAAGCAACCCTACCATCATCTGTTTCTTGACGTCAATCGTTGCATTTATGTATGCGGGCTCCGCCTTAAGCGCCTCCATCATAGCATCTACAATAGTATCCCCAAGTCCCTTTTGCCCCTTTATGGCCTTGCGCTTCTTCCTGTTTCTGTACAAGTCTATACCTACCGTTCTCACTCTATTCCACACCGCCAGCCCTTCGTGGTATCCTCCTGGTACATTGGCAAACGCAGGAGGAAATGGCATTAGTTCAGGGGATTTTATGTTGGTAATAACATTCCCGAGGCCACTCATAAACAGGTTTATGTCGTCCTGTTCATACTTATTGATTTGCAGATACCTTTTAATCGCGTCATCTGTATACCCTCTATCTCTAGCGTCCCTCACGATGTCTATGATATCCCTGTCCTCTCTAAACTGAGGATTAGGGATGAGAGTAGCCTCAAACGCTTCTGATGACTGTGGTATTGGCTTGCCACTCAACAGGTCGCTAAGAGCCGTGTTGATGAAGTCATCGAGCGTCATGGTTTCAATAGGGCCCAGATACTTAGTGATATACCTCCACAAAGACTTAAGCCAGTTTTTCATCTTCGGGTTTACGACATCCGCACCACGGTTTCCGATGATGATGGCGAGTGCTTCATCCGCTGCCTGACCAGGTGACTTGCCCTTAGCTAATTCTGCCTTGTACTCTTTGGTTGACTTGACCAGCTCTATACCACGCGCATAGAGTTCGCTGTTGTGGACCTTAATGTAGTTCAGCCATATGTGCCCAAACTCATGGATTAAGGTATTAAACAGCTCTGACTCCGAGTTGTGAACATCTGGGTTGATATAAATCTTCCCATCTTTTGTCATGCCATACACTTCGCCAACCATATCGAGTTCTCCGTTCTCACGCATCCTATTGAACTCATCAGCACTCATAAACACCTCCACTCCCGGGAAGGCATGATTGAGAAACTTAGCGAGCTCCACTACATTGCTCGGCGCACTATTAACAGCCCACTCCACGTTGCTAGATGAGGGCCGTTGGTCCTGAACCACATCTCTTAATACCTTGGTCTTGAATACTTCAGGTATTGGAATTGAACGCTCATAATCATCACCTATTTTAATAAGACTATACTCTCCAAATAGTCTTATTGCATACAAATTGTAGATATTCAGCCTATTGTTCACATTTCTGCCCTGAGAATCTTGTTTTATTTTTTGATTAACGCCATCATTGTTTATGGGCGTGAAATTTATATAGTCATACTCAACGTCAGCGAACATCTCTATGATCTTCTTGACGACAAGCGGCATTACGGTCGTCCCTGCTTTATTGTCTGTATACCCGCTATAAGTCGGCCCATTGTTAGTAAAGCTAACCCCTATTGATTTGCTGTATTCGTTATAAGTTCCACTAACCTCTATGCCCTCCATCCTATTCGTTTCTTTATGGAAATATTCGAATGTACCACTCCTGCTATTTGAAGACTGATTTGCCGCACTTGCATCGTATACCTCCTTTTCTCTAGACATAAGAGCCATTCTTACAGCCTCTATGACTGAGTCATCAGATGGGAGAACTTTCTCCGCATCACCGGCAATCAAATTAACAGCCACATAGTCAGCAGAAAATCCATAAATATTATCTAATATTAAATCATCAAACTCTTCCGACATCGATACACGACGTGGATCCCGGTATATCGCATCTGACAGATTGAAATCGCCGCTTAAGTTCGTGGCCACATAATAGGTGGTGCCAATAGGATTCATGGGGTCGACAGATCCAACCCTAATATGAGTTTCTTGAGCATAACGAGTCATGGAAATGCCCCTTATAGCAGTTAAAGCTGCAAATCCTTCAGCTATATAATTCACTAAATCCTGATTAGCCGAATCTTCGTCAGTAAACTCGGTAATTCCATTAAGTTCAATGCTACTGATTATATCAGCAAAAACATCTTCGGCCCTAGATGGCATTAAAAATGTGCGTACTTCTTTGTCTTGGGTAGAAACAACATCATCGAAATTCGTTCCAGATATAAGACTCCGTAAATTCATTACCCCTAATTTATCAAGCGTATATTTAACACCTGAATTGCGGATTTTTTTTAACAAATTTCCATGATGAATTAAAAGTAAATCACCCAGAAAAGACGTGGCATCTGAATACCCATAACTATGAACGCTTAGCCGATTTAGCTCACTCAAAGCTCTTGATAATTCTCCGTCATTGAGAGGATCTGTATTTTGATTGTTATTATCAGCAAGTATTTGGCGGACATTACTAAGCACATCAATAAGAAGATCCCTATCGGATTTATTTTTAAGAGATTCTACAAGTTTATTATTCTTTTCCCTAAATCTCTTGTTTACTACATGATTCTTAAATCTATTTAAACTCTTGATGCTAAATATAAACTTAGAGTCTTTATTATAAGAATCCGGTGAAACAACAGTTGTTTCAAACCTATTTGAAATATATTGTAGCATATCGTTTGCCTCGGAAGAAAGCTGAAACGGTGCCTTAGCCATACTAACCCCCCCACCGGTAATATTAAAATCAGGGTCAGTCAACAACAACGAAAGCATTTGCAATGTACTAGCAGCGTTGATACTTGCAGGTACTTGAGCCACATTTAACTTGTAGTTGATGCCCGATGCTTTCAAGAAATCATTTATAACCTGCTTTACAGCAATCCATATTTTTTCTGCCAGTCTATACTCACCTGTCTTCGGGTCTAGTTGTTCAGCGCCATATTTACCGAGCAGAGATGCTGCGGCTTCCATGAAAGCCCCCGATTCATCTAACTCAGGATATTCTCGCTTTACTCTTTCAAGCTCTTGCTTGCCATCACCATATTTCAGCTCTTTTAATATCTGAGACCATGCATTCTTATTCCCATTCTTAATCATATGAATGAAAACGTGTCCATATTCGTGAATAGGGGTGTCAAACCCCACTTTCTGTGCCATGTTGACGTACACCGTTGGGTTGCCCATGGAGTCCCAGCTAGTCCACCCAAGCCTGCTGTCTGATGGCTCGTTTACTATCTGATACGGCACATTGAACTTATCCATCATCGTCGACAGCACTTTCTCAACATACTCCTGAGATGCCCCTTCCATTTCAGATGTCTTTTGAAATTGAGTGCGATCATCTATGGTAATGGCATTTTCGTCAAACACAACATAGTTGAAGCCTCTAGCGGTATCGCTTGTTACGCCTCGTGCTATACTCTCTGCGGGGTATTTTACGCCGTCAATTCCAGCGCGAAGTAAAAATAAAGAGGCTTCTTTTTGTGGATTTTTTATACCACTTTCATAAAAGTATTTCGTTAAATCATTATAGAAATCTTTTCCACTGCCTGATATTGGTCGTGGCCTATATATTTTATAGTCTGTCTTTTTGCCCAAAAGACGCATAGTTTCATTTGCACCCGAATCACTTACTTCTTTAGGTAAATTTTCTTTTTCAAATTGCGAGTTAATTTTATTTCTATTTAAATCGCTAATCGGCTTATCCCACTCCAGCCAATCGTATTGGTCAGGGGTCTTCCCCTTGTGGAGTGTTACCTTGTAGAGCATCTTGTTCTTTTCTAACTTAATTTCCTTGCTAGATATTATGTTCTCAAGTTCTTTAATAATACCCTTTAGTTTTTTTATTTCATTAGGCATCTCACTTCTCTGTTTTTCAGAGCGAGACGTTTTGGCAATTTCCTTTAAGTCAGGTATGTATTCTTTTTTTATCTTGTTTATTGCTACTTTAGCAATATCCCTTATCGTGTTTTCGTTAAAATTATCTCCATAACTGTCATCCGCAAGAAATAAGTAACTGTAGGCATCTTTGCTTATTAATTTTCCATCATAAGAATACTCGTCCCCCGATAGCTTTTTTGCATACATCTCCGCAATACTCTTCAAGTCCGTAAAGTACAGCCCCCAGCCAAATGCCTGCGCTCCTTCTCCCGTGCCTATCTTTTCAGTTGTAAACTTATCAAATTCGTAAGGAGACCCGTGCCACCCCTCTACTTGGTACATTTCCCTTCCGTCGCGCATGCCTATCTCTTCGCTTGTAGGCTGAGTCAAATAAGCAGAAACATCTACAGATTGCCTTGGCTTGGATGTAGGGATTCTGACATGAGCCTCATCGCCAAAAGTATCGTCAAGTTGTAGCTTCTCAATAGGAATCCTTAATTGTATCACAGCATCTCCATAGCCTTCCGCCTGTCCACTTTCTTTCGTAGAAAAGAAAAGGCCATCCTCTAATCCAAGCATTATGCCGGATTGTTCTATTTGCGCTTTTTTATCATCTGTCGTTCTATGATAAACCGTCACTAAGCCATCCGCGTCTATTTTGGCACCATTATCAAGCAGCTCATTAGATAAATCCTGGGCATTTAAGAGCGCATCCCCACTAAGCCTTTTGGATAGTCCTTCGCTTGGCAGTACTATTTTCGACTCCGACGCGCCTATTATAGTAGCAATATCTTTAATGGTGGCGTTTGACGGAATGTCGCTCAAAAGTATAAAGTCATTTTTTACCAGAGACTGAACAAAACTTGCCATTTTTTTCAGCATCTCCTTAAGCATTCCCAATAACTTAGTGTTTTGCTTTTCCTTAAACACCTTGTCAGTCATTATGCCAAGCAATGTGACTATCGCCTCGTCAATGTAATCATCCGGATCTTCAAACTTATACTTATTTTTTACATTGCTCAATACCTCTTGCCCCAATTCAGTCGTCTCTATTTCATTCTTCAAATTTTCATACAACTCGCTATACTCAGGGTCATTGCGCATAGCTTCAATGATCGGGTGCCCGAGTATCTCATGAAAAACGGTCTCAGCATTGGCGTAGGCCAAGTTAATGACAGCCCTTTTTTTAGAGGGTATGTACTTTCCTTTGAATAAAGCCCTTTCATCGTTTATAAACTCAACGCTAATGCCAATCCTAGAGGCCACTGACGCAGCAAACTTCTTGAACTCATCAACCCCCTCTGGGCTTAACACCTCTTGTCCGCCAACTATTAGCATGAACTTCTCGTCACCTCGTTCTGCTGCTTTTTGTCCATATGCTATTTGGGTTGTAAATTCTCCTGAAACTTTCCGCACTGGCTTTTCTGCGGTTATCCTTGCCCCTGAGTTATACGCTAAGTCTAATGCGTTTTTCGTTTTGACCTCATAAACCCTGCCAGTGATTTTATTTTTAGCATACACCACTCCACCCATCTGCACCTTCCTAAGAGCGCCAAAGTAATTTGAAGACGGGTCAACAACAGTATACTCAGCGCCAACTTTAGCATTAACCGCATCTTTATTGGCATTGTATATCTCAAGTTGTCGAGCAGTGGGGCGTCTTCCCTCGCTAATATCATCAGCAATAGATGCCAAGACATCATCGTTAACTTGACCCTGCTTAAACGCTTCGTAGTCAGCATCCGACACATCCTTGCTTGGCTTAGCCAATTCCGACTTGTCGACCTCAACCTCGTACTTACGCGTTGAATTATTGTAATTAGCCTTATCTCTAAACCTTGGAGGCAGTCCATCGAGGTCGTTAGCCACGAACGTAATCTTGTCATCGCCATAGTCTGCCGCATTAAACGACACATCATCTTCAATCTTCTCCGCCACTGCCCTGCTCATAGCGTCGTCATTCTCAATCTCAATATTCATGCGAGACAAAACCGATGGCGGCATACGTTTCACTATCATATCAAGATACCTCTTGCCTACATACTCGCCATCAACCCTGTATACCGGTCCAGTACCAATAATTGGCGATAGATTTAGGACCTCTTTAGGCACCTTCTTGTTCAGCACAATACTGTCTATTTCATTCTGTATCGACTGCTGCAATGGCTTGTTGAGCGCTGGCGTCCTTGGTATTCGTGCCCTTCTCGATGGTCTTAGTCCGCTGCGCATCAGTGTCATCAAGGCTGCTTAGCGCAATGCGAGCCTGACGGATGTCAGCAATGTTCTCGACAATCTTGCGCTCCGTTTCCTCGGTAATCTTGCCCAGCTTCCTCATGTTTCCGGTCCACTCTTGAACCTTATTGATATCATCTCCAGTGTTGTTGATGAATGCCCTACTTTTAGACATATTATCAGCAAGGTCCTCGTAGTAATTGTTGCGAAGCTGCATGTATACCTCTCTATAAAACCCAAATGGGTTTGATGCCACCATCCCCCCGGCACCAAGCATCTCGGCCACTACTTCATTTCCATTCAATTCACCATATGCAGCAAGCTGCCCTATGGCCTCTCCACCCCCCTCCTGTATAGTTTCAAACGCTGCGTTCTTGACCACTGTTCTAGACACCCTGTTGGCGGCAGATGCAATGGATGATATCCTGAATTTATCAAGCATAGCCAGTAGTATAATCTCAGTGCCGGCTATAGCACCGCCCTTAATCAACCCCTTCATTGCCTTTTCTTCAATTTCGGGATCGTTGACCCACTCGCCTCTGCGTATTTGTTCTGGGGTGTATTTCTCTTTCATTGCCTGAAAGACATTCAAGCCAACCTCTAATGCCACATTAGAAACGACATTGCCAACATATGCGTTGAATGTACCCGCAGCAGACATCCCCGTTCTAAAGCCAGCAGCCGCACCAGCGGGAGTCTTGGTGACGAGAAGCCCTACGCCAGCACCAATGACACCACCCGCAGCCTGAATACTCAACATCTCCCCTCCCGTCATCGTTATCATCTGAGTGAGAGCATCGGCAGCTAAGGTGGTAGCAGCAGGCAACAATACCGTAGGATCTGAAAGGTATCCGAGAAAATCAAACGTGCCCTCTTCTTCCATTCTCTGCATCAACATCAACTGAGTCTTGCTCAACGGCAACTGCGGCTTTGAGCTATAGTACGCCATCCTTTTATTGGCTTCCTCTTGGGTTATCAGTCCTGATGCATACTTGACATACTCCTTAGCACCTTTAGTACTATAATAGGCATTCTTAATGCTATTAGAAACCCCCTCTATAAACCCAACGGTTTCCTCTTGGATTTGCTTGTTCGTCTTTTGATTAAAGTACATTTTGGCATCCTCATATTTATTAAATGCCTGCTTCTGAACGTCGATGCCTTTAGCGTAATCATTCAATATCTCTGCCACCGAATCGTACTGATCTTTGTTAGCAAACTTTAAGTTCTTAACATTATCTGGTGTTAGGTCAACTCCAGTTACTGCCTTAAACCTGTCTGCACTACTCTTTGTCAATGACTCCCCGATATTTCTCAGCTTAATCGCCTGGGCTGTGGACTCCTTGACCTGAGCTTCAAGTCTTTTATCCACTTCTAAAATATAATCTCTTTCGTATGCATCAGCAGTTGGCGATATATCCTCTGCCTCTTTTTTCAAATCCTGCAAAAGTTCAAACCTGCCCTTTTTGTATTTCTTCTCGAGAGAAGCCATTGCGCTTTCATTCTGCTCATTCTCCTCGATATATTTAATCAAGTTTCTGACTGACTTGCGCCTATTGTAAACATCATAGGCTTCCCGCTGATTGACACCCAGCTCTTGTGCGAGCTCATTCTTTATCCGGTTTTCGTTACTGATTGATACCCCAACTTCAGGGGTAACAGCCTCCTTGACAACGAAATCTTTGAGTCTCTTTATTTCCGACCTCTGTCCTTCCGAAGACTTTAAGAACCCGCTACTCAAATCAACTTTTATGCTTTTGTCGCCAGCCCTAGCCTCTATATTATTCAACTCATCTACATCGAAGACAATGCCATACTTCCCTAAGTTTAGGTTTAAGTATCGGGTGATGTCTTTTGCCGATGGCTTTTTTTTCACAGGAGAGCTGACCCCCATCGCTAAGTCTTCAACAAATGGCTCAGGAGCCGTCATCTTCAAAAAAGCATCATCCAACACCTCATCTAAAAGCCCTTCCTCTTCAACATCCATTTGATAAGCGCGATCTATAGGCTCTGCGGAGTAGTCTATTTCCGCTATTTCTTTGTCGGCCTCTTCGGATAACCTCTCCTCAATACGCTGCTGAACGTCTGGGGCGAATGGCTTAACTATAGGTCTGCCAAGAGGCGTTGTTACCGGCTCCTTTTTAGGTTGCAATCTTTCTTTAGACAGCTCGTCAATAGGGACACTGACAACAGGCGGTGACAATGCCCTTCCGGCCTCGGATAGCTGACTGAGATTAGGAATAGATGGTAGTTTAGTGGGCTGCTTTGCCATTATCTCGTTAGTCTGTTGTATTTCGTTATGTACTCATTTATTTCTTCCAAGTCATCGCTTTCGCCATAAGTGCCGTCGGGGTATTTTACGACAATGGTCTTATTTTTAGAATAATATATTTTACCCTTAGTATTTGGATCCTTTTCGTTTAGTTTATATGCCCAATTCTCCAAATCATCACTTTCCTTTACTAAATCAACAACCTTTGGCTTTGGAGTTTCCTGCTTGGCTGAAAAATCCCAAGAAAATCCACCCAAAGAATTGGCGTTCCCAAGCCCTCTCTTTACATATGTCGGATCATATCCTGATTTTCTAATAAGATAATCCATGGCCTCCACTCCGCTGTTAAACCGAGTGACATATTTCTTCCCATCTTTATCATACGTAGTAAGCACTTTGTTCGTTCCATCATACGTCCCCTTCGGCATGCCTATCGTTTCGGAAAGCGTAGTTTTATCGGCAGGGTTATTAAGCGTTCTTAAAGCCTGTCCATATCTTATCGCCTTTTCATCAGCTTCCGTCGGCTTATCCGGCTTATCCCCGCTAGATCCGCTAGATGCTATCGATTCCCTAGGGGCAGGAGTCACTTGCATACCGAAAGTACCATATGCCGCATCAATCAACACCTGCTTTGCATCTTGACGATCTTTGTCGGTTATCACGACATTCCCATCCTTAATTTCAAATCCCTCTCTTTTGCCAGCATCAAATAATATGTCCGCGACATCGTTTGGATTGATAAGAAACTGAGCCGCATAAGAATCTATGGCTCTTTTGGCATCTTCATTAAGCGAAGGGGATGACTTGTAGCTGCCATCCGGTTGCCGAACCTCATGAGCCTTCATTGATTGAGCATACTTCGTGATGTTTAAAACTGCATTTTTATTATCCTGCTTTATAGAAGAGTTTTTTACTATCTGCCTATAACTCATTGAGCTGCCATCGGGCTTTTTATACATCAAAGTGCCAGTTTCATCTATAAATGGCGTCAAATCACTTAAACTATTGCCTATGAAATTCTCTGTATCTTCAGCAGTTTTCCTTTCTACATACCCCGCCTTACCATCAGATACGCGCTGAAGTTTAGCGGCATATCCCTGATCGTAGGCTTTTGCAAATGCATACACGCCAGTGACATCAGACATTATGTTCGACCTCAATAAATTGTAATTACGAGGGGTAATCTGATTACTCTTCAGCTTTCTATTCAATTCAGCCAATCTTTCGGAAGCCGTGGTTGCTGTGTCGAGAATCCACGTCTGAATCGGCTCACTTTTAGTTTCCGGAATTTCAGATATTGCCTTCTGCGTTTCTCTGGTTTCCTTATCCAGCTTCTCCCTAAGGTCTTCCCTGCCCTTCTCCCAGTCCTGCACAGACTTGACTATCCCTTGGGATATCTCTCCCCAGTTTACCTGCACATCTTCAGGCTTCCTCTCTACATATCCATAGTATGACATAAATCAACGCGTTATTTATTTGTTAAAATCCAAAAGAGCCCCACATTTCACTTCCGTATATTTCACTTCCGACTTCTTCACCAGGAGCAAGAACACCGCTTAAACGCGTAGAAAGATTGTCATTCATCATATTTGCCCTAGCTTGCCGTCTATAGTCTCTTCGATCCATGCGTCCGCCAGGAGTATACCCGGGTCTAAATGTTTGTAGTCCCCCAGCCCCTTCGGCAACCTTGCCACCTATTGGCCCTTTCTTCCCCTGATCTGAATATAGCGGACTCGAAGCCTCTAAGCCAATCATAGCCATACTAGACAAGCCTTCAATTCCAGATTGAATAGCAGCAGTCCTGGCTCTTTCCGCGTCACGAGCTGCCATCTGCGCCCCAGTTGCCTCACCTAACGATATGCCCGCCAACGACTGGGCGATACGAGCGTCTTCCTGCCTCTTGGTCATCTCAAGGGCTTGGATGTCGGCAGCCATCTGCGCTCTCTGCTGCTCCTGCGCCTGTGTCTGCGCAGCCATAATGCGACTAGCAGCAGCACCCACGCCACGGGTTTCACCCTCGGCAGCTTGTTGCATAATGTCAGCACCCTGCTGTTGCAACGCTCTCTGTTGTATATCATAAGGCTCCTTGGCTAATGCCAACTCATCCATGTAGTTAATACTAGCCTGACGCTTGGCCTCTTCGACATATTTCTGAGCATCAGCCTTCGCTTGTTTGGCCAATTTAGATTGCTTCGATGCTTGTGCGAATGAGCCTGCTGTTCCCGCTGCGGCTATACCTAATGATATTGCTGTTGCCGTTGCTATTGCCATAATATAAGTGTTTGTGACTTCCCTTTATCTGAAATGAATCCTAGTGTTTCGTATATGTTTATGGCATGCTGATTCTCTGCGATAGCGGTGATGTAAGTGTATCCAGACTGCTTAGCGACCTCAATCATATAACTTAGCAAAAATAATATACCTTCGCGTCTCCCTGGTTTTTTTCTGTAACTCTTGTTAGACACAAGCCATTCAATCCATGCCACCTTCGAGTTAGTCATATACAGGAATGCAGCACATACCGGCGTGTCTTCGTCATAAAGGATAAACCCGGTATTTGGCAAATAGTCCTTAGCCGGTGGCACCCAACCCCAGTCCTTCCACCATGGCGTCAGCAAAGACTCATAGTCCCCATCTCGCATAGGCACTACTATCACGGGAATGACTTCATTACATCAAGTTCAACAGAAAACACCTCAGATGCAGAAGTGGTACTACTTGTTAGCGTCACCTTTGCATAAGAGCCTAATAATCCATAAGACTCCGCTACAGCGGATTTTATTGCCACTATATGGAAACTTGATCCTATAGCAACTGTGGCGCCAGTGGTACTTATCTGTGTTCTGTCAGATGATATAGACTGTACAGTTCCTCCATTAATTAATAAAGATCCTCCAGATAAAACCGCTATTCTATCTCCTATATTTACCGAATTAGACACAGGTGCTTGAAATGTAAATGTCCTGTCTACGCCAGTTCCAGTTATAGGGATTAATACATTCCCTATACCAACAACTGACCTGCTGTTAACGGATGGATTTGGATCAGTGAATACTATATTGGAAAAGTACATATTTTCCTTTAACTCATATTGAGTCGTGCCCACGGATCCAATTTGATTTGCTACATCAGTTTCAATGCTGGCCGACCACGGCTGATTACTATCTAGGCTTATGGCTTTGAATAATTTATTCACAGTTGGCTCTTTATTTACACTAAACTCAACAACCGCATTATTTTGAGTCGAATAAAAATTACACACAGGAACAGCAATTGAATTATGCTTCCATAGGTTTCCTCGCTTGAAAGAGTAGAAGAAATTATTTAGACCAAGAAGCCACTCTGGGTCGTAAGAATAAAATGAAGACCACCCTTGTGTGGACTCGCTAAATGATATCGTCATATTAAGTGCATATTTGAGAACTTCTGATTATTCCATTGACAACTTCTATTTGATGAGGGTTATTCCCAGAAACATTTTGTGTCGGAACTTTATAAAATCCATCCGGTAAAAAATTCACGGAATTTTCATCTGCAAAAGCGAAATCATCAACTTGAGGGGCATTAGGCCATGTTGGGTCTGGGTTTCTCACCCTGCCTAAATACCACAAATTATTAGTGACAATAGTCGCGCAACTCCCAGCACTAATTGGTGTTGAGAAGGCGACGCTTCTCTTATAAAACTGTAGCTTAACAGGACAATAGGTCCTTATAGTCCAATTAGACGAAGCCGTAGCGCAAAACTGAATAAGATTTACATTTAATATATTGTAATATGAATCAGCCTTAGGAATATATTGAACTATAGGATTAGTAGTCAATACTGGACTATTTGACATCAATGGTCCCCTGTATCTTTGTGTCAACCCCCCGGAAGCAAATACACCAGTGGCATTTCTTTTATACACATTGATGTTTGTACCCGCCAATGGGGCGCAACTTCCACCCCCTGTTGTAATAAGAATGTTCGTAAAGTTAACCGCACCAATGCCGTTGTATGACCTTTGAACAGAGCGCAAAAAGTCAGGTTGATATCCCGATGGCAATATATCTGGATATACTTTATCCCCCAACTCATATATCATTCCAAATTCAGTGCCGTTCGCGCCGCTACGAACCATATCAATCCTAACGGCTCCTGTTGCAGTCCCTAAATCAATATCATATTTATACCATCTCGGGCCCGCAGCCGCATTAAAGACAACGGAAACTCCACCCGTAACAGCGCATTGCAATACGCATGATGCATCTTCACAAGAAAGCCCTGGTGTTACAAATCTGCCGCCAGATTGCTGTCTAGACACGCCGCAGTTTGAATACCACCCATCAGGCGCAGGCGTTGTCATGTTTATATCCGCATACGCTGCGTATGCAGTTTTAATGGAACTTGAATCTATAAAAAAATTACTATAAGGCATATGGAATAGTTGCTACAACAAAACCTGATGAATTAACCTGAACACCCGCCGTTGACGTTGTTCTATAAAATCCTTCGTAAGCGGGAAACGAACATCCAGCATCATAAAAAAATCTAGACCCTACATTTGTCCCATTACTTGAATACAAGGTCATAATTATCTGTGCACTCATCGCTGCCTGAACAGTAAGAAATACGCCAGATGCCTCCACTTCACTACATGAGCTACATAGCTGCTGAGCAGTTGTATAGCAGTTGCAGCAAGATGCATCAAAGGTAGATTCACTGCATAGTCCCGCGACATTATTTCTAATTCTATAATCCCATATTAAATACAGATGAGCCAAATTAGAAACGCCTATATTATTCGTTCCAACTATGCCGTTTAATGGGGCGTATGGACTATTCGCCGTTAGCAATGACCCGGTAACTATGGTAGACGACGTGATTATTGTCGCTATGTTAGATTGCGTGTAAGCAGTATTTGTGTATAACACCCTTAAAATAGGCCTATTGACATTTATGTCGACATTGCCCTTTTGGACTGCATACATCCTTACCTGTTGATCTATAAACGCCCCAAGCCCCTTTTCAACAGGTATAGAAACCCATTGATTACTTGCGTTGTTAATCGTTGGGAAGTATTCAGTGAATGTAACAGGGATTTCATTGCCTTCATTCACATAATGAGAAGAGCTATATATATCCGGTGTATTTACAGCAGATTGATTAAATGCAAATGACCTACCCCTATTAAGGAAATCAGGAGATGCGATGCTAATACATGTCATCGTCACAATAGGATTTGTAGGGCAGAAAGGAGAGATGTCTATCATCGGCTCTCCAGTAACAGATGTAAGTTCTATTGTATATGTCGGGATAGTAGTAGTTCTGGAGAAGTTAAAAGCCGTATTTGTGTTAAAATCCATCGCAACTGAAAAGACTTCAACCCCATTATAATATCCTTTCGCCTGAACAAACCCAGTGGTTATACCCAGTGAAGCGTTCCACCTAATTCCAGTAGAAATCGAAGACCCCCTACCTCCAATATTTACAGTAATTACATACTTGGTTGCATTAGATAATCGGTATGTATTGTTAGTGCCACAGTCAATGGTTTTATATATAGTAGAGGGAGGATCTTCCACATGCAAAACATACTCCTTAGAATAAGGATCATATTGCCCAATGACAAACCTCTGATCCATCTTTCTAAACAAATCTCTAAAATAACTCCTCATTCCTATGTCTGAAATGGGATTCATTTGACCGTTTTGCATCTTAATTACAACCCCTCTTTTTACATCTGTAAAATACATATCACCCCCATTGGATGCAAAACTGGATGGGTGTGTAGATATGCCATACTCCTGCTCAAAGACAATTTGATTGCCCAAAACCTCGGGTACAGTAGATAGAACCCCACCACCAGTGGAGTCTGAAATTATATTCTTGCCTACAAGTAATTTAGAAATACGATCTTCTTGAAATACCATAAAATCAGTACCACTGATATGCATCTTTTGTATGCTGCCATAAGATCGTTCCAATGGCTTAAAGTTAAACAGCCCTAAATTAAATTCATTTAGCTTGTTTATATTGGTTTCTATATTGTAAACGCCGCTATATGTAATATCAGAAATCCTAGCCTCTTCTTTATATGGCGTTTCTGAATAGGCACGAACTCTTTGTCCAATCGTCAATGAGCGTCCTTTAATGCTGTCTTTTATTTTATAACTTTCTACACCATTGCCAAATCCCCAGCAATCGTAAAAATTCAAATTAATTATTGCAGGCAGAGATGCGCTTTGATTTTGAACATTACCAGTGTGGAATCCGTTTGTTATATTGAATGTCTGTTCGTTCTCATAAAATATATTAGGAACGGTTTTCTTGGCCCTAGTTTCAAATACTAAATAATTGAAATTATTTTGTATTGTTATAAAGGTTTCTATCCTGGAGTCTTTTGGGTTAAACCCTTCGCATTTTTGTATTCCACTTCTAATGCTAAGCCACATCGGCTTTGAATCATTGTTAGTGTCATTAATGTCTTCAAATGCAAACTGATATTTATTAATACCAGATGTAACCGGAAGAAATGGCAATGAAGTCGTAGTGATGAATGGCAATGAATTATACAAGTCATCCGGATGACCAGAAACAGATGGACATCCCCCATCGTCGTGAATTGCATTTGCGACTTGAATGCTCTCTCCCTCCCAAAATTTTTTGAAATTACTATAATATTTAGACGACACGATTCTCAGTTGCAGCAGAGAGCTTTGCTGGCCGCAAGGAGATGGGTTGCCTCCTGAGCACCCCCTTCCAAATCTAAATACCCATATATATATGTCCACTACTGCGCCAGCGGAAACTTCCCACCTCTTATAGCCTCCGCCAGATATAGTATCATATAACGGAATGTTTATTGCTGCGTATTGGTTTGGAGTATTGCCAACAAATTGAGCTTGAGCTGATGCCGATAATTTACCCGTATTTTTAAACTGAGAAGGGCTGTAATTTGCATTCCATCCCGTTGGGACCGTTTTTATATAAACCCCAGGTAACTCTACTATTTGCTGCCCCGCAACGGTTGTGGACAGGAAATTCTCGGGCTTAGACTCTTTATGCAAAACCCTTGCAATGACAAGTGAATTTAAAGACCCAAGAGAATCCCTCTTCACTATAAGCTCATCGCCAACCTCAACTTTGTTTGCAGATTCTCCATCCAATCTTATCCATACACTCTGATCCGACGGCTCTTGATAATATTGGGTGGCATATATTGTATCATACGAAGTGTGTGATGGCCTTAAAACAAACCTGTACCTAGTAGCCCAATAAGGAGGCTTTTGAAGTACAGGTATTGTGGCTTGTATGTAATTCGAGTTATCAGAAAGATCGGGGCCAACCGAAACATTATTGATACCACTACTTATTTGAACCGTACTTGATCTATTGAAGTTATCCATGTATACCATACCTACCTCGTAGTCCCTATTACTATGAAGGGTTTTATATGATGTAGGGTAATATATATTGAATATCATTGAGTTTTCTACAAAAAAGAAATACTCATATGCATAAGTAGAAGCTCCTGTCACGTATCTCATTACAGGAACGATAAATCTAAGCGTCCTTTGAGTATTGTCGGCGACTACAGAAAACCCATCATGAGCAAATTGGATTCCGCCTATCATGTTTCTTGTATAGGAATTTCTGTCCTGTATTGCGCACACAAACCTATCCGTTAGAGAGGATCCATTGCAATTATTCGTTGGTATCGGGAACTGATAATAAAGCTGCTTAGTGCCAATAGTAGCCTTGAACTCTTGAGAAGATACAAGATCCTGAAGTGAGTTATAGTTTCTCTGACAGTTAAATGAAAAGTACAGTGTAATGGGCGCAACAGATGGAGTCAAAGCCCCGACGGTTCCATTTAACTGTCCAGATTGAAGAGCAAAGGCAAAGTCTATCGTTACTCCTTTAAATAAATTAAATCCTAATGGAAATGATGCTGTTGTGGCTTGTGCGCTATTTTGAGTTGTTGCCGGGGCCGATGCACCATCCCAATTGGAGGGATATGAATAAGACGACCTAGTCAAAGAAAGCGAAGTGTTGATTGCCGGATTAGTCACCAAGTTGGCGTTGTAGCATATGTTAACTGGCGTTCCAGCAGCATCAACCATATTATATCCCTCCGTGTAATTGCCATAAAACAACCTACCCCCTAATATGCACTGAGCCAGTGATTTCAAGGGCACATTGTCATACAACCTAACAATTTCAGTCGAAGGCAATAAAGAAAAAGATTTATCCCCATCAAATAAATGAGATATTTGAGCATTGTTCCCAATTTGTAAATCTTGCTTATTAAAACTTTTTACAATTGATATTTCATTAGAATCCGAATCCTTGACACAGAGATCCACTTGAGTTACCCATCGCCCTCCAGAATTAATGTTTATATTATAATTTTGGTAATTATTTACCATGCCATCATTAAGATATTCTCCGGTATTTAACGAAAAGTATTTTGGCGAAAACGCCAAGTCGCTAAAAGAAGAAAGAGCACTATAATTACCTTCCTCGTACTTATACCTATACGCAAAAGAAAGAAATCTCTCGCTAACAAATTGAGAAGAGTTAAATGAAATTATATTGGCAGGAGATATGACGGGGGCATTGCCAGGCGGAGCAACAATCACATCCAATCTATTTTCCGACAAATCAAAAGTAGAAGCCGATGGTTTATTTCTATAAAGCTTGTTTATATTTAGCTTCTTGGGAGGGTTGTAATTATCTGTCCAAAACAACAGATTGTCAATCATATCTACGCCATAAATAGGGTATTCCGGATTAAAGTTAAGAACAGTCGCAAATGGAGCTGAACTATCAATATCTATAACATGATATTTAATATCACCAGTCATTTCGCTATAAGACACTACAAGGTCAGTCTTATAAGTAAGAGTGATGTCCGTTATAAACCAAAATATCAAGTTCCTAAATTCATCTTTATACGCGCCAATACATACTGCCGATTGACTCAAGAATAGCCCCGAGGATGGTTCATCTCTATATAAATTTGTCAATTGAGTATTGCCAAAAGTTTTTTCCAGAGACCCCATTTTGCCGGAAGACTCCGTTGAGCCCACGCGGACATTCATCGCATCAATGTAATCTCCCTCGGGAATAAGCCTCTCATCGAGGTCTTGATTCATCTTGCCGCCAGTAAACGTAGATATTATCTTGCTCATTTAATCCATTTATCGCGTCCACGCATATTCATAAGCAGACGACCCGGGTGAATATTACTCAATCTAATCTTGGCATTCCTATAAGCAGCTCGCATTTCATTCTGCGCCCTCCTCACTAAGTACTCTTGAGTCCCTGCCTTGTTGGATAGTATCATGTACTTGATGTAGGCATAAATATACGCCTCAAACATCTTATTTATGCTAATCGCAGTGTCATCACCAGACTCAAGGCCATCAGACACATACTCGATGACACACAACAGCCCACTCATGTCTGAGCTGAAGTTAATGACACCACCGCGTTTGTCAACAACGAACGTAGGGTTGGCATTTGCCGTTTCTGTGTTCAAGCCATACCGCCCACCAATGCCATACCGGAAATACCACACATCGTCAATGCACCACCCCTGATACCCGTTATAAGGGCTATTTGGGTTTAGGTAGATACTAGGCGCAGTGTTGTTGATACGGCCAAGTTCAAGTTCTGAGAACTGAGGAGATAACACATTGCCGTTTTGATCAAAGAGTAGATTACCGGCATTGTCTTGTAGATAAGCCCTAGCGTAGTTAGTCTGTATGTTCTCACTGAGTGGGAATAAGACGCCATTGATTTCAGCAGATATCCGCGTCCAGTTGACGTAGTCAGATGGCAGGACAATCTTCAAATCACTACCAACAGACAGCTCTAAGATTTTGTCCTCCTTCATAGCATCGTAATTAAGCTCTTGTATGCCACGCTTGGCATGGAAGATAACTTGATACCTATTGATGTTGTTGATGGCCTCATTGTTGCCCTGGTACATCAACATGAAGTTATTGACTATGTCCTTGAGGCTGACATACTGATAACTGCCCCAGTTGGCATCCTGTGGCGAGTTGCCATTATTCTCGTAATACTCATATTGCGTTATACTCATTGCGGTTGAACTCCTTTCTGTTCTAGTTTAGCACCAAATGCATATACGTTCTCCTCGCGGATAGATACGCCAGCGTATTGTAATATCTTGCTCACTAAGTTCGGCATATCAGAATCGGGCAACTCAAAGTCCTGATAATCGTTAGCCGCTGCATTGAATATAGGAGCAGTTCCTACCAAGGTATAAGTCCATTGAGGCGTTTTTGGGTATCTCACATAACTAATAGTCACGCCAGAAGCTATAGTCGCTGGATAGACCTTGATTTTAGAGTCTAGGGTATCACTGGCTGTAATCACATTCCCTGTCATCGTATATGCCGGAAACGTAACGGATGGCGCAGTAATGTTAGATGTATTGAGCATATTCAACTTTGATTGAGATACACGCTCTACATCTCTACTCCCGTAGTACACATTGGTCAGGTAGTAGCAGTTGGCAGGAATCAAGAAGAACCCACCACTAAACGTAGGAGTAGACTCAACCCTAAAGCTATCAATAACTTCTTCTGCAATCTGCTTAAGCCCTGCGTATTCAGTGCCAACTCTACGGATATTCTCAGCAGCCACAAGCGTATTGTAGTTATCGAAATACTCAGTGAATAAATCCATCTGCGCCTGGTAAGCGTACAGATTAAAATCCCCCGGAGTTATATACCCGTAGTTGTTCTTGTTAACAACAGCCAAAACAGATGTATATACGTCTTGTATCATACCAATGTTATATTAGAAAAAAACACCTGAGTTGAAGATACATCAGGAGGAGATGGGACTACATATATTTCAGACAAAGAGTAGTCAATAGCATAAGAAATCTGACCAATAAACCAAGCATGTAGAGAATATGTAGTATCAGCCTGGCTAAATGTAATCCTTAAATTTTGATTTGTCGGAGATCCGTAGAAAATATTTACTTCAGAAGTACTATTTCTATATAAAAGCCTTATGTCCGCTACCGATATTAATACAGATGTATTATTTAATCCGGTTACATTAGTGAGTTGAATGTAGTTTGCCACGACACAAAAATAAAACAAAAAGCCACCCCCCGAAAAATCAGAGGGTGGCCATATAGAGCTTTATCAAAATTAAGCTATAGCAAAAGAAATCGTATAGGTAGTGGCCCCAATAGTCACCGATGATGGAATGGCTAGCAAACTAGAAGCGCCAGCCGATGGCTTGACGCTAGACTGAGCAGCACCAATCAAAATGTCGGCTATATAATTGTGTATGATATAGTTTGCGTCAGATGTCACCGTTATTGTCACAACTCTCGATGGGGCATAAGTTACAGTTACAGCAGTTGCACTTGTAAAAGCAATGGATATAATTGCATTAGCATCAATATATCCATGACCTGCGGCGTTCAATGCGCCAAATCTAACTAGTGGTTTCATGATTACGAGTATACTATTGAGTTTATGGTTAAAGCGGTGCCAGCGCCACTAATGAGGGCGGGTAAATCATAATAAGTACCTGCCTTAGAATCAGATGCAGCACCGCAAATGGCATCTATAAAAGTGCGATGGACCCTTCTAGAACTATCAGATGCACTAAAAGTTATAACTATTGCATCAGCACTAGTATCAAGATTATTGATCTGAATAGTCAATGTATTGTCTGCCAATGCACTAACATGAAGAATAGTGTTTGGGTTTATTAACGCAGATCCATTCGTAGTAGTCGCCTGGGATGCTGGTAATATTCTTAAAAACTTAGCCATAGTTACGAGTATGTTATTGAGTTTACGGTTAAAGCAGCGCCAGTGGCGCCACTAATGAGGGCGGGTAAATCATAATATGTTCCACTATTTTGATTTGAAGAAGCCGCGCACAATGCATTTAGAAAAATCCTGTGAGCATTTCTAGTCGAGTCACTTCCAGAAAATGTAATTGACAATAAATCAGAACCAGCGTCCATGTTGTTAATTTGAATATGTATTATACCGTTTGACACTGCGCTCGCATATAAAACAATATCAGGATTTATTAACGCAGAGCCATTCGAAGGAGTCAATAGGGATTCTGGCAATATTCTTAAAAACTTAGCCATATTTAAGATATGATCGTTGCGTTAAAATCAATAAATCTGCCATCAGGAAGAGCCGGAACGTCAATATACCCCATTGGAGATGTAGGAGATCCAGACGCCTTAACAATAGCATCCATAATGATCTCGTGAGTCATACCATATGCATCAGCACCAAAAGTCAAAGTCGCAGTGTCAACCCCTGCGTTAGATGAGTTCATCTGAATCTGAATAGTATCCTGTGCAGTAGGACGCATAGTGATGAAATTTTCAATATTCAATAAAATAGGAGCATTTGTTTCCGTTGTAAACGAATAAGACATATTTCTTGATGTCCAAGCGGTGAGCGAAGTAGATGTCAACGCCCTATTATTAGGCCCAGATCGAGATACGATAACAAAATTGTTTGTTGCCACAGAAGCCCCACCAATCCATAAATTACCCCCATCATCAGGGGTAGTTCGATTAGTGAAGGTACTGCCGTCTGCCGTAGTGATAATTCTAGAAGAAGGAACTGCATACTGATTAAATACTACAGCAGTGGTTCCATCAGAACAGGCTGCTTGATACAGCCCCGCCGTTAGGTTGCTATTAGTAGTATATGTAACTCCATTTTGACTTATGACTACAGCCCCATTAGTGCCGCCACTAGAAGTTATACCCAACATAGATGATCCAATCCTAACAACTTCTATCCATGCTCCCGCAGGACTGCTTGCGGCATTTGTCCATGTAGTCACATCCCCTGCATTACCAGTAATGAAACTCGTTCCAGCGGCTCCTCCATCAGTACACGCAACCCATGTAGTGCCGCTCCAAACAATACTCCGATATGTTAATCCGCCAGCAGGATACGCTACAGAAGTCCAGGTAATCCCGTCGGTACTCTTATAGGAATTAGTTCCACTGCCAACTGCAACGAATCTAGTGCCATCAGAAGCAACGCAAAAAAGCGCGTCGGTTATAACTGTCGTAGCAAGAGTCCACGACGCCCCGCTATTGGCGCTATACATAATATGGTTCGTTCCGCCAGAACTCGCTACGGCCACATAGGTACTTCCCTGTACCGCAACATGGCTCCAAGCCTTATTGTCCATACCAGCCCCAGGGGCGATAAATGTCCATGTCGCACCAGAATCCGTGCTTCTAGCAACTCTAAACTGACCACTGCTCGCAACAGCAACAACATTACTTCCATTAGCAGCCACACTGCTCCAAGTGCTATTAGTAGATGGTCCTACAGGTATTTTTAAGAATCTAGCCATTTTTTTACCCTAAGTTTATAGTATCTATTGTTTGAGCGCCAGGTCTAACATACTCTAATGAAGACGATGTATTGCTAGCCTTGGCAATAGAAGTCAAGGCAGCGGCATCAATTAAAGAGTTTATAGTATCTGCGTCTGCGGCGCTAATAGTGATAGTAATTAAATCTCTTGCTGCCAAAGGAGCCATAATTCCCCTAAGTTCAACTGTTGTGGTGCTGCCTCTAATGACAGACCCGACTACATCCATATTGATATAATTAGATGCCAATGACGTAGTATATGCATAGTGCGTACCAGCTACATTCGTTTGCGTCATAGCCGCTTTAGGAAATTTCAAGAACTTTTGCATGCCGCAAATATAATATGATTTAGACCGAGACGAATTTTTCCAGCACCTTCATAGCATCAGCACCCTCTTCAGTCAAAAAGAACGAACTGACAGCACTATGATGCGTCTGGTCCAATGGAACAGTCAACATCTTGGACTTATTGGTTGGGAGGTTGTAATGCACAGCATTCTTACGAGCAGACAACACCCCCTCATCAAACAACTTAGCAACAAAGCCCTCGTGAGCAATGTGCGGGTCGTTAGCCATAGACAAGAGGTCTTGAGGATTGTTTCTGGCAAATCGGTACATATCACGCTTCAGTTCTGATGTAGTCATCTTCGACGGATCAATCTCCAATGCCACACGCGCAATACTCTCCAATGTAGAGATGTCCATACTGCGTACACGGGCGGTAGCCTCATGCTCAAGCTCGTAGTAGTCAATCTCTTCCTGTGCGTCTTTCTGATTATTCACCTCCTCAAACAACTTACCATTGTCAGGATGTACACTGAGGAAGTGCCGCAACACCGGGTTGTCCTCATAAACAGTTAAAAACCCGTTCTCAAAGACAATGGGCTCTAAGATAAAATTTCCGTCTTGCTCATCCTCGAAGGGGCTCTTTTGGTTCCTCGCATATCGGAGCGCCCTGTTTGTTTTGCCATCGAAATGATATAGCCTTCTAGCCGTTGTGTTTCTGCTTGCGAGGTAGAAACTGTCTGGGGCGGCTCCCCCAATGAGTTTGTATACTGTGGTTTTCATTTAATTGGTTTTAAGAAAAAAAATGAGAGGGAGTCGTAATGACCCCCTCTCTGACTAATTACTAAGATTGAAAGATGAAGAAGTTGTTTGCGCCAAGGGTACACACACAACGCTCAGACAAGTAGTGAACAGACATTGTGTCGGAGTCACTATTTGAAGCACCCCCAGCAGAGCCAACTACCCAAGTCTTGAACTTACGGTCTTCGGACTCTGTCTGGCGATAGCGAACGTGCAAGAATGGACGCTTAGCATTCTGCCCCATAACCTCGTCATAGACGCTAGTTGTTCCGGCAGGTACAAGCATACCATTGATTGCACCACCTACAGTTCCTGATGCAGTGCCCTGACCACGCATAGTGGGGTCATTCAGGTACTTCCAGTCAGTTTTGTAGAAGTCATAACCACGACGGAATCCACGGAATCCGAGGTTCAGTGCCATCTGCTCGTTATTGTCAAACAGACCGTAAGATGTTCCACCGGTACCGTAAGAGTTCTGAGCGGCCAAGAAGTCATCCATAGCAAAAGAGGCAGCGCGGTTCACGAACAACGCGTTCTCCTCAATAGCACCCTGCTTGTCAAGACGCTGCACGATGGCATCGAAATCAACAAGGCTAGTTGGGAATCCACCACTGAAAATGTTACCACGATTTTGAACAGCAAAGAACACACCTTCAGTTCCTTTGTAGTTACTCACGGCAGCTCCATTTGCCAACGATCCCGCAGCAGGTATCGCCTCAAGCATAGAAGCCTCCAAGTAGTCCTCAAAACGAAGTCGAGAATCGTGCTCAGCCTTCATGTACCAAAGGTATCCTGATACGCCATTCTCACCAGTAACTTCAACCCAGCCAACCTGAGTCATATCAGAACCAGTTACAGTGTAACGGTCTTTTAGGATGATAGGATTATTAGTGAAAAATTGGTCGAATGGCTGCAAAGATTCTGGCATTCCACTCGTTCCTTTTTTAAACTCAGATCCATACACCCACACAGTGTAATTTCCGTTAGTAAGCCCACTAGACTCATAAGCAGCCGCAGTAAAAGTGGTTGTGGCATTTGCAGCGGCATATGTCATTGTACTATTAATAACAGCATGGAAAACAGCAGCGCCATTTTCTTGCTGACACATAATTGTCTGACCTTCTCTAAGACCAATGTTCACCGCAGCAGCAAGCGGTTGAGCATTAGTAGCGGTAGGATATCCAGTTATTGTATTTTGGGCAGGCACTATCAATGATGCCTGACCACCGGTAAATGTAACGGCTACATTCGTGTATTTAACATGCAATCTACCTTGCTCTGCCCAACGGATAAGGTCAGAAGCGCAGGGCATTTCTGCACCGACCATACGCATGAAGCCAGAGATACTACGATTACCGTAGCGTTCAAACTCTTTCTCATAAATGTCTGGCAGATATTGGTTAGTCCAATCGAAAGCAGCACTTCCGATATAATTTGTTTGAGCAATCTGACGATTCGCAGATGGCTGGAGTTGAAATGAAGGGGATGCGTTAACTGGCATAGTTTAGTTTTTTTTAAGGTTTAAAAGATTTTATGGTAAGTCCCCCCGTTCTAGACGATGACGGAGATGCAGCAGCAACCTTGAATCCACCAGTACTAACAGGCTGCCCAAAAGTCCGAATGTCCATATTTATATTCTTACTCTTTTGAGCCAAATCCTGCGTCGCGTCAGCAGCGCCTTGTTCATAAAAGAACTTAGCGAACTTCTCTGGGTTCATCGCAATTGATAGAGACCTGTGATAACCAGCCGGATCTTTTATCAAACCCTGCTCATCCAAAAACTTCGATATGAAATTCATTGGAGAAGAGTTTTGAGTCTTGACCTCAGACGCATCAGCCGGAATGAAGGTGAGCTTTTTCTCTCCAATACTGAAATCAAAACCTTTGAAATCAGGCGAAAAAAGCTCCTCTGTCTTTTTCTTGAACCACTCACTCTTACGCTGAGCCTCCTGCTGTTCACCGGATGCTCTGTCTAGGTACTCTTTGTACTGTTTATAATCTTCAGTCTCAATCGGCGAGTTCGCAGTTGACTCAACAGGAACTCTATACTGCTCCTTAAGACCATTGAAGTATTTCTTAGCCTTCGCAACCTCACGCTTCTTGGCGGACTTCCTCTTCTTGATTGTGTCTGCGTCATCCGCATCCTCATCATATCCAAACTTCTCCGCCAACACGTCGGCTACATCTTCACGCTCGATGAACTCATCAGTAGCTAATGTGTACTCAGCAAGTAGCTGGTCCGCATCAACTTCATCATAGTTCCTGTTCAGCTTAACATAGTCCTCAATGCCACGCCCTGTCTCCTTCTTGTAACGGAAGAATGCAGCGACATCCTCTGGCATCTGCTCCTGCTGTCTAGCCTCAAACAGCTCATCGAGAGTTTCGATAGGCTTTTTGTACCTTTCTTTGATAAATGAAAGAACGTCATGCTCCCCAATCTGTTTTTGTTCTGGCTGCGGATCGGGAGCGGGATCCGGCGCCATATTTTTTTCTAGCTCCTTCTGAGCTTCGACTTCTCTTTCCTGGACAGAAGGGGTTTTCACCTCTTCATCAGTCAATATCCTTACTTTCATAGTATATTAAATTTCGTGCAAATATATAACAATTTCTAACGAGGGCTAAATTCTGCTAAATCAAACCCATCTAGGCTGTCCTCATTACTCTCAAAAGACAATGGTGGAAGATTGTTCTTGCGCTGGTCTATCAGTTTAGACTGCTGGCTATTCTGTATACCAATACGCTTTGTCTTCTCATCTTCTTTGTATGTTTCACGCTGTTGCAACATATCACTCTGCATCTTGCCTAACTGTAAGTTATACTGAAACTCCCTCTCCATCAGCATAGCCTTCTGCTGCGCCTCAGCATTCATCTTCTCAATAGCAAACGCAACCTTCGCTTGCTCAATGCGTATTTCAGCCTGAGCCTCAAGTTCTATCTTTTGCATAGCCGACTGCGCAGCCATGCGCTGAGTTTCCATCTGCCCCTGAACCTGCATCTGCTGCTCCTGCATCTTGAAGGCGCGGTCCGACTCCAGCTTCTGCTTTCGCTTAATCTTCAGCAACTGATTCGCCAGCTTCGTATTTCTGATTTCACGGATGTCAATGGCATCCTCCAAGTTAATATCGCCCTTCTGCAATGCCATCTGTATACTGGCCTCCATACGCTCTCGCTCCTCGGCATCAGGAGAAACCTCAATGAAGATGCCGAAGTCATATATATACAAGTCCTTCAGAATATCGAGAATGGTAACATTGTACCTGCCTACCTGGCCTATGAACTCTTCGCGGAATGGAGCGTACTCAAGGATGTCAGCAACGCGGCATGCTAGTCCTTCTGACACCGTCTTTGTGATGTACAGCGATGCATCAAGAATATGTCGCGTAGCAGTATTGGAATTAAGTGCAGCGAGTTTCTGAACACCAACCAATGTCCTAGAATCAGGGACACTCGCATCACGAGCCTCATTAAGACCAGTGACAGCCCTAATCATGTCCATGTAGTGATTGTAGTTCGCAATCAGAGCTTGTAGTTTCTGACCGCCAGAACTTGTCGTCAGCTCCTGGATAGGAATACGAGCATGGTTGAACTCACCATCTTGCGTGAAACTACGACCAACAACACTACCCGTTTGGAAGTACAGCCTCAACGCATCCTCCGGAGTGTACTTGCCGCCTGTGCCCAGGTCAACTTCATTGATGCCATCAGCGTCGATAAAGACACCATCAGGGACAACACGAGCAATGACCTGCTGCATCTTCAGGTGAGTGAGCTGTATCAAGTCAACGAAAGGTATCATCCTTCGTACCAATGACTCAATATTGCCCTTATACATTCGGGGAGCACACGCCACATAGTTGGGCATAGCATTTTGAGATGCGGACTTAGGACGAACCATATTCTCCATCATCTGCCAACGCAACATAATATTAGTGCCCATCACCATAACGCCCTCATACCACACCTCGATTGTCTTGGTGATGCGCTCAAAGCCCTGCTCCTCCATCATATCGGCAGGAGGATTGAAGTTCTCGTCCTTCTCAATAATACGAGAACCACCCATCTCGGTAGTCTTCTTCTTGTACACAAAAGTGTGCGTAGTCTTGTAATTGAAGAACAAGAGCGTTGCAGTGTCGTTCCTAAATAAACTATTGTTGTAGAACTGCGCTACATTGTAGTAGTCATACCAATTCTGGCTGTACTTACTAATCTCCTGCATTTGCTCAACAGTTAGATTGGGGTCTAACTTAGTCAGCTCAGAGATAGGGATAGTCTTGACTTCTCCCCAGTAGAAGCAGTCACGGAAGTATGGGTCTTCAGTATAACTGTACACCACATTAGCAGGGTCTACATACTGAACCCTAACCCCATCGCCAGGGTTAAACTCATGCTTCGATATGCCGATACCGAGCACCATGAGGTCATACTCAACCCTCCTGCGTACATCTTGGTATCTGCTGTCCTCAAGTATGGTATTCAATGCCTCCTCTTGAGCAATCTCAACAGAAGGCTTGTAGTTCATCTCCATGAACAACTGCAACTCATCATCATTCTCCGGAAGATCAGCAGGATTGACGGTCCATGGGTTGACACCAAAATTCTCCTGAGCGGCCATGAAAATGTCCTTACCAGCCATCTGCACCTCAACCGACTCTTGGAAGTCCCGGCGCTTCTGAATAGACGCAGAGTCTTGCGCCCTCGCCTTAACCTTGAACAGCCTGTCCCCCATCCCATTCACCACGATATCAACAAACTTAGGTAGCACTGGCACTGGGGTCCAGTCAAGATTCATATATGACAAATCGCCGTTAACAGCGAGTTCATCCTTGTATTTCTGTACAGACTGCTCTCCACGTGCGTATAAACGCAGTCGGTGCATGTCCCTCCACTGAGAGTAGTACCTTGCCGAAGAAGAGTCTTTCCTGAACCATTCATACTGAATAGCCTGACCTATCCTTAATCCAAACTCCTTCGTGCCCTTCTCAATGTCGGACACATATTGGTTTGGAAACGACGTAGGATTGATTATTGGTTTATCCATTCTTCTCTATGCGGCTGAAGGAACTCTCATTATTATATCTGGCAAAGTTAATACTTATTTTAGAGGACTTAATTTCTGACACATACAAGTGCTTCTGGTTCGCCATAATCGCCAGCCCAGAGCTTATAGACGCATCGTGCCTCGTTCTATTGGTGATATCAAACGCAGCCCAGTCCATAAGCGTTTTGTTGAAATACATAGACCCACAGTCGTCAGGATCTCTATACGTACCCTCGGCATCAAAGCCAACATGCTTCTCGATGTAAGACTCAATAGCAGCAGCATGAGCCTGCTTGACATCTTCCGATGTGTTCGGAATGCCACCGAGCTCAACCTCTGTCTTGGATAGTTTCGATATGTGCTTGTCAGGTCTATTCAGCGAGAACGCCCTATATCCCCTATTCTTAAAGTGGTATAACAGCCTCGGCTTGTTGTTCTCGGCAAGAACAGGCATCCCGTAGAACACACAAGCCATCAGCACATCTTCGAAGAATATCTCAGCAGTCTGAGGTCGAGCGATGTACTCTAAGAAGAACATGCCGCTGGGCGCGTCATCAACATTGAACTTAGTCAAGCCATGTAATGCACCATTGGACCCTCCTCCACCCACAACACCCGATATGTCGTATGAGTCACAGCCAAAAGACCCTATGTGCTCATTGCCAGGATACTTCCTGCCATTGCGGTCAATAACCCTATTTTGAAGCCCAGCGGGCGGTATCCAGCTAACTAAGAATCGCCCAGTCTTATTAGGAGTCCATATCACATGGCTATCCTGAATGCCGTTCGCCCAATGAAATGACCCACGAGTTAGCGTTGTGTTAATCATAATGCCGTCATTGAAGTCAATCTGCTGATATATCTTAGTCAGATTGAATAGCGACATTCGGCTTTCATCACGAAACGCATGCGCCTCCGTGCGCGGGAACTGCCTGTAAAACTCATTCAGTGCATCCTGGTCCGACTTGAGCGACTGAACTTCATTCTCCCAATAGTTGACAGCACCGGTATAAATCTCCATATCATCAACGCCAACAATAGGGGATGCCGGCGAGTTAATGACGGGCCATCCATGCTTATCAATATACCCCTCGAAGTTCCACTCCATAGGGATGAACAGCTTGTACATACCACTCTTGGTCTGACCATTGGCATTGCGCTTGGTCACATCAGAGTCATCATACAGCTCCTTGAAGTTCCCTCCTCCCTTTGCCTTGGCATTGCAGGTAGAGCCCATCATGCACTTACCGACAATCTTACTGCCTATACGAAGAGTCGTTTTAGTAACCCGCCAGTTATTGAGGATATTCTCTGGTGGCAGCCACTTTCCACTTTCATCATGTATCAGCAGCAATAACTTCTCACCGTCATAGCTGTTGTCAGCGGTATTGCGCCAGTCAATAGTCGTATTCAGCCCATCCGGCGATGAGTCAGACATGACCTCGTGAATATTCTTGCGGGTTATCTTCGATGCCGGTAGTCGATAGGCGAGTTCCATCTTCGGCTTGTCCATACCATCCTGTATAGGCTTGAAGAAGAACGGATAGTTCGTTGATATAGGCACGACCTTATCGGTAAACATCTTCTTGGCATCAGCACCAGTCTTGGACAGTATGCCAATACGAGCATTGCGCGACAATGTGCCAAGGTTAACGGCCATTGACGAACTCATAAACGAGAACCCGGAACGCCTAATCTTTAAGTAGCACATACCGAATGACCTA